GTCTCTGTCATGCCCTGTTCTGGCGTGAACGTCATGTAAACCATGCCCTTACGGTCCAAAGTTCTAGTGACAGCTTGACTATAAAGTTCTCTTGATGGTTCCTCGTCTAACCATACGCAATCCACACTACGTCCCTGCCACTTCTCTATGCCCATCTCGTAGGCTTTGAAGAATAAAGAAGAGTTCCCACCGGAAACGTGCTTGATTAAAGCTACGCTCTTGGCGTTGGGAACGCCGGGCTTCCTTTCGGTCTTTATTATATGCTTTTTCGGTATAGTACCGGACCCGAAAGCCTCTGGATCATCGGGGGAACCCAATAATTCAAATTGTACAATGTCTCTAGTTGTCTCGTTCGAGACTCCACCTGCCCAGCCTACGATGGGTTGGTAGAATCTTCTGCCCCTCCACCACTCAGGGTATAACCCAGTTAGGTGATAAGACATTTCTGCGCTACCGCAGTAGGACTTGCCTATGCGGTTAGCAGCCATCAGGAGTCTCTGGTTAGCCATAGACCCTGTTTCGTGAAAAGCTAGTTGATAGGGGTACGGATCATAGTTGTCGATCCTGTTGTATCGTTCCCGCTGTCTTATCGCTCTAGCTATTTCAACTGCTTCTTCTAGTTCTTCCTTTGTAGCCTGAGGCATGAATTGCTTTTTGCTGCCTCTCTGCGCTCTTTCTACTTGCATAACATTTTCCGGATTTCCCGTATTTCCATCCTTTCTTACCGCCTTTTAGTTCACATCTTTGGATAGGCATTAATTCCCCCAAGAAGAATTTGGCAGTAAGTCTACGCCCTTTGGTGGGGTCTGGAGATGAACATGGTCTGATTTTAGAACTACGCTAAAGCCTAGTGGTCCAAACAACCTTCGCAACTCCCTCACATAAATCAAGTCTCTAGCCTTGTTCCCTGATATCGCCAGATCAAATGCCTGCCCTGTAAGGTGCTTTGACTCTGTATGACCACCTACTAACCTGTTCTGCTCTTCTGTTCTATGCCCCTCTGTATACTCAGGTCTTACCCCAGATATGCTGGAAGCCTCTAATACCATATCCTCTACTGCGGTCCTGTCCGGGAGAGCAGTACCAAACTTAACCTCAGATATATCTGCCGGGTAACGACTGGGATCAGGGTTTACAGGAACCCTGTATGACCTTGGGTCATATTTTACGTCAGTAAGAAACTCTGTATTAAACAGGCTTACAGGCTCTTCAGGGACTAAGCCCAAGGCTTGGTAGTTGGGAGGACTAGCCCCTCCCAATGCTGGGTCGTAGGTAGAGCCTATTAAACCCCTCTTATGATCCTTCCTGTGAGGCATCAGTTCACCAGTTCGGGTATTTCTTCAATCTCAGTAGTCCCGGTAAGCGCCTCAAGTTCCCTCTTCAACTCATCGATAGACTTGTCATCATGGGAGATTCTCTGCTCTATCCTGTCAGCAGGTTTAAGACCTGCCCTGTCCAGTATATCTTTGGCTGCATTGAGCCTCACCTGCTCACTGGTGGCAGTCTGGGCAAGGATGCTGATCTGACTCACCGCAGCAGGAACTGCGTCCTGTACCATCTTCTTAATGCGCTGTTCAATCTCTTTCGCAAACTTGTTCTTGAGTACATGGCCCTGCTGTTTAGAAGTCGCTTGCGAATACCCTGCCTGTATCGCTGCTTTCGTAGCGTTCCCCGTCTGGCAGTAGGACTCAATAAAAGCCTCCTGTTTCTCAGTTCTCACGCAATGAGTCCCGGCATAGGAGGCCCTGTATTGGCTGCTACGGGCGTTTGAGGAACACCCCCTGCTCCCCCTACAGCACCACCACCCACCGCTTCCTGAGCAAGTTCTGGATGCTGTGTGAGAATAGCTTCTGCTTCAGCAACTATCTGCATAAGTCTCTGTTTAGCAGCCATTATGTCTCCACCTTGTGGAGGTAGGTCTGGGCCTCTTCCGCCACCCATTCCGGGGTTCATAGGAGGTAGGTCTGGTCCGGGTCCAGCACCCATAGCTGGCCCACCGTTGCCGTTATAAGGCAGTCTTTCTCCTCTTGGTCCTATTGGCATTTTATTATTCCTTTATTATCAATGTGTTAGTGTTATGGATGATTATACCCCCCATCGGTGAGTGTGGAGGATATTCGAATATTTTTATAAAATAAAAGGGGGTGGGGCCTACATCAGTATTTTCTAATATAGTAACATACCCGCATTAGCATATTCTAATATTCTATTATGCTTATAGTTATGATTCGAGCCTAGACTATAAGAATATTTGTATTGACATTTGGACAATTATCGTGGCGTAGTTGTGTGATCCTACTATATCCGATACTGAGAAAATTCAGTTTGTCAATACACCATTACATAATAAATAGCTTTACTTCTCTACATACATATGTTAACGAGCATAGGACTAGGTAAATAAACTAGCTTTTACTTTTCCGCCGATATCATTTATATTTAAGACACTGGTAATGGACAAGCCAGTAAATGTCGTAAGTTTGCGATAGGTTATAACGGCCTATTTAAACAACTGGAAATAGCTTCTGGCGACGCACACCGCAGACCGGAAAGTGACATGGATAAACGAGTAAGCCTATAGGCTTATCTATAGGTAATCCTTTTGAGGGATATATTCATGTCATATTTAATTGAAAATAGCCAATCTATAACGGCTGGCGCAACCTCTGATACTTCCGGGATTAACAATTGGTATCGCGATGTAATTACACTATCTGATCCTAGCAACATTCAAAAATCACTAGATGAATCACAATTGAATTTTGAATACGGTCTTACTCCCATATATGATGAATTTGGGAAAGAGATAAAACGCAATCAGAAACTGATTACTATCACACCACGTAAATTGCCGGATTCAGATTCTATTGTTGCTATTCGCCAAGATACGCAAGATATCAGATACAAGAATCATGCCTATCGTGAACAGTGGAATCAGGACAATCCAGACTCTGAACCGCAAGAATTGATTAAACGGCATAGGCAAGACAACTATTTATCTATAGTTGGCAATGACTATAAGCTGCATCAACCACGCGCGTTCTACGAAATATTCTTAAAGTTAGCTGAACACCACAAGCTAGAATTAACAATGGCTGGCGTTGTTCAGGACGGCAAAAAGATATTCGCACGGATTAAGTTAGATCAGAGTATCCAAGTCAGAGACGCAATAATTGATAACTATCTGTTATTGCTAACTGGCGTCGGAGTCTCGACAAAAGGCGGTCTTAACCCATGGGATTTAGCTTGCTTTAATGCTTGGCGTCATATGCTTAGTTCAACTAGTTGGGAATTAGGTACAGTTAATCACAAGCATACATTGCCAAGTATTGCCTTTGCTCAAGGTATGTTGGATAGAATCAACATTGCACAGCAAGAGCGAGAAATCCAAGCACTAGTTGACGCTGAATGTACTCAAAATGAGAAAAAAGAATATTTTAAGAATGTCCTATTTCCCGCTAGGCGGGGCGGTCTTGGTAGTTGGGATAGACTCCCATGCTATCCAACCACAACGGAAGCTAGTCGGGAAAAACGGGACAAACTTTTTTCTAAGAATCAGGAAACATTAAACCGCTATCTAACACTGGCACAAGATTCTGATAAGGGTGCAATGGTTGCTTGCGATGCTAGGCATAAAAACTGGTATGGCGCATTTCAGGAAGCTATCTGGATTGCAGACCGTTTTAATGTCAATCATCATTCTCAACTAGGTTCAGCTAGGGTTAATTCGACGCTAACTGGCGCAATTGGTAACACTAAGCAATTATGCTATCAATTCGCACTAAATCGGGAAGCGGTTCAGCTAAGGTTGGCAGCATGATTATTAAACAAGATATTATTGGTTTGAAAAAGTTCACAATGGCCGATTATTTTCAAGACTTTATGATTGGCTTTCTTCTAACACTCAACATAATTCAATTAGTTGGCTGGCTATATTTTCTGGTCACCTTATGCGGGTAATAATAATTATCCTTTTGCTACTATTAATCCTTTTTCTTTAACTGCCACCGCTAGCTGGCACCTCCGACGCTAGCAAATTAGCGCTCTTAATTGAGCGCATTTTTTTTAACTGGAATATTAGCATTTAATTAAATTCTAATTTTTTTCTATATTAGAATTTGGTTATATTCTAAAATGGCTATATTAGCATTTTATTATATTTTAATTCTGGAATATTATAATATTTGAAATTTCTAAACTTTGGATCTGAATATTAGAATTTCCTTATATTATTATATTACCC